AATATCTCAATCATCATAACGCTGTTGTAAGAGGATTCGCTGAGGCTGTATGGGAACGAATGCTGAAACCAATTGAGAAACACTGTCATACATTTATCAAATACAACGACGCACTTGATCGCTCGTTCTATCGGTTGGGCGGATTTCGATGGGGACACGGTGTTATGTATGGTGAGAACTTCTTGCGTGACTCCGCTGAAACCTTTGGCAATTGCGTTGTGGCTCACGCTCACCGAGCAGGTCAAGCAACTGGTCGAACTCAATCGAATCCGATTGGCTTTTGTGTTGGAACGCTCGCGGACATTCCAGCGATGGATTACGCGAGCAAACGACGATCAACCCTAGCATGGTCCCACGGGATTGTGTTTGGAGAGTACACCGAAGATTCAGCTCAACTTTATCTACACCAATGGCCGCAAAACGAACAGAATTGGACTCTGCCGAGCTTTTGAAGCAACTCCGGTCTGCTATCCAAAAGCAAGCCGAAGAGGTCCCAGAAGGCTGGAAGACAGCCAATCAATGGTCAGATGAGTGGGGCATTAGTCCAAACGCTGCCAGTCAAGTTCTTGGCAGAGCAATCAAGATTGGCTTGATGCAGTCTAAGAAGTTCCGCATCGACACCAAGACTCGCGGTAATTATCCAACGCTCCACTACTACCCAACAGATGCAATTTCGCTCAAAAACAAACCCTGAACTAGTCGTTGAGTTGATCTCCGAAGCGCAACTCCGAATTGGTGAGACCAAGCGGCTTTGCGTGATCTACTCCAAAGACGGTCAGTTTTACGTCCGAACCCGAGCCGAATTTTTCGATAAGTTCAAGCTGGACGAAAGTCCAATGCCGAGCTAAAGGTAACCAGTCAGCGCGAGCCGTAGGAAGCGAGCGTTGGCAAACCATAACACAAGCCATGTTCAACCAATTTATCCCCATCCTTTCTGTGTACGTCCCGTCGCTTGTGCGGGAGTTCCTACCACAGACTGGATGGGGTTTCTGTTTGATACATGAACGAAGACAAGAAGACCCGTAAGGCACCAGCGTTTCAATTCTACGCTGATGACTTTTTAGCTGGAACCGCAGATATGAGTGCAGAAGAAGTTGGTGGATACATCAGACTTCTTTGCCATCAATGGTCTAAAGGTGGAATCCCGTCAGACGAAGATAGATCCGCTCGCATAGCAGGCCTAATAGGGTCGCCATCGATTCGCTATGTTCTCGCTAAGTTCACGCTATGCGATGGAGACACGCTTAAGAACGCTCGACTTGAGCAAATCAGACAAGAACAAGCTGATTACAAGCTGAGACAAGCGTCTTCTGGTAAGACTGGAGCGCAAAAGCGTTGGGATAAGGTCAAAAACAATGGCAACCCTAATGGCGAGCCTATAGCAACCCCAATGGCAACCCCAATGGCAAATGCATGGCCAGAACATAGCTCTCCATCTCCATCTCCATCTCCTAATAAGAAAGATACAGCGGCTCCAAAGTCGCCATGGGATGTTGGTTTTGGAGTCGAGCTACCGGAGAGCTTGCGAACCGATAGCTGTGTCCAAGCCGTTAAGCTCTGGCTCCAGTACAAAGCTGAGAAGCGAGAAGGCTACAAGAAGACCGGACTTGCAGCATCACTTACAAAATGGTCACGCGAGTTTTCATCCGCTGACTTTCCAACCGCAGTCGAGAACTCAATCGCTTCTGGATGGAAAGGGATATTCCCTAAGAACAACCAGCAGCAATCACTCCCGATTCAATCCAAAGCATCGTTCAAGCTCGACGACGACATTCGCAACTACCTATGAGCGATACCTTCTACGCAGAGGAAGATGAGTTTGCTCTTCTTGGATCATGCATCAACGGAGGGAATGACGTTTGCTTTGATGCATTCGCTGAAGTTCCAACAGAAGCAATCCAGCATTTCCAGCTTCAACCTACATACGAACTCATTAAGGGAATCGTATCACAATCAAAGCAAGTATCACTACCGGAGTTGATGCGTGAATGGAAGCGAGTCCATCCAGCCGATCCAGTCCCATTTGAAATTTGGAATCGCTGCGACGAACTCTGTCCGTCTCCTGCGAGCTATCCGACATTCGCCAAGAGCGTCTTGGAAGCTCATCATCGACGTAAGCTGCGAGACGCTGGAGACCGCCTGATACGCGAATCCGCTGTCTCCACCCTATCCGTCGATCAAATCGTCTCTAATGCCGAACAGGGACTCAGCGTTGAGCTATCCAAAGAAGCAGTTCAAACCTCCAAGTCCGTTGTGACTCGGTTCATTGACGCAACCCAAGAGCGTTTCAATCGAAAGGGACAATTAAGCGGCATCACTTCTGGCTTTCACTGGCTGGACAAAATGACTGACGGTTTCCAACTTGGAGAGCTTGCGATTCTAGCTGCCAGACCTTCGATTGGTAAAACAGCAATGGCTATTGCTATTGCAGAAGCAGCAACCATTCGCGGTAAGGTCCCGACTCTTTTTGTATCACTAGAGATGTCTGACGAATCAATTGTCAGACGATTGGTTGCTAATGTTGGATCAGTCCCAATGCAGGATATACGAACTGGAGAGATGACTGAGGGATCATTCAAGTCCATGGGAATGGCTTCAGCTAAGATCTCAAGCAGTCCGTTGCATTTTGTGTCTGGTTCATCTGCATCCAACATTGCGTCACTCACAGCAATAATCCGTCGATCAGTCCGTAAGTGGGGAATCAAACTGGTTCTCATCGACTACCTCCAAAAGATCCACGGGAGCAAATCAGCAGAGAAGAAAACCTATGAGATCGCTGAGGTCAGCGGTAAGCTTAAGGCAATCGCAGTTGACACCAAGACAGCAATCGTCGCTCTAGCTCAGTTGAACCGCGAGAACGAAAAGGACAAAAACAGACCACCAAAGCTGACGGACATTGGAGAGTCAGGACAGATTGAACGAGATGCAGACTTGGTGATGCTTCTCAACCGAGACCGCACACAACCTTCCGGCGAAGCAGTCATTGCCATTGCCAAGCAACGTGACGGTGAATGCGGACTAGTAAAGCTCTGGTACGATGGTCAGTTCTGCCGATTCTCAGACTCCGGAGTAGATACTTAATCCGAACGATGGGTTGACACGGTAAACAGTTCCTATAAACTCACCAACGACAGCAAGAAACACCAACAAACACCATGCAAACCGGCAAGATAGACGTTACGAAGATCGACAAGACCTTTCTGTTTAAAGGAAAGTCTGGAACGTATTTGGATATTGCGCTTATCCCAAACAAGTCTGGAAGAGACCAGTACGGTAACGATGGAATGATCGTTCAGTCTGTATCTAAGCAAGCCAGACAAGAAGGTAAGAAGGGAGCCATCCTCGGTAACTACTCGGACTTAGACCAACGACCCCAGCCACAACAGAAGAAGGTTTCAGCTACTGATCCGCTTGGACCCGAAGATGATATCCCTTTCTGATTTACAACAAACCATTTTGAGCCATGACAAGCCATGAAGACGCAGAAGATCCAACACTCCTTGAAACGCCATTGTGTGACGCACAGATTGAAAAGCTTAGATCTGTGTATGACCCTCTGTTACTAGTGTTAGTGTTTCAATTTGCAAAGGATCTCGAAAGAAGCTTACGCAAAACAAGCTCACTGTGTATTGATTTACACAATCGTATTGAACAACTAGAAGAGGCCAAGTAATATGGGAGGACAACAAAAGTATCTGTGCAGGAAAGTGCAAGACGGAGAGATTGACAGTGAGGATCTGCTGGTCTCGCAAGAAAAGCTAACACTACTGCGTCAAGCTCCAGACATCTTCAAGAACGCTGTAGCTAAGGGTTGGATGAGTTATCCTGCTCAGATTGAATCGGACAGTGATGACGATGTATCCAGTTGGTTGGGACGCTATGACTGTGAGCGAGCATACGAGTACCGACAGGATGGGTTGACCTACCGAGAGATCGGTAAGCTGATGGGTTGTGGTATCGCTCGCGTTGTTCATATCCTGAATCGTGGTGAAGAGATTGTGCTACAACGTAAGATAGATAAGATTGGCATTGAGCCTATTGATCTGCCGGATCAAGAAACAATCTCAAAGCATACAACAAGCAAGCGTCCTACTACAAAAGCAAAATCAAAGTAATATGCATAACAGTTTTGTAATAGGCTTTAACACTGCGGTGCCTACCAAAAAGCCCACCTTTATCAATAACGTAAGGAGTCTCCTGACTCTGTCTAATACGCAGGTGATCGCGCGGGACCGATCTCCCTCCGCGA